ATGTCTCTTCGTTTCAGACAAACCTTTACTTTATTTCCTGGCGTTCGACTCAACATTGGCAAGCGTGGAATAAGTGCAAGCATTGGCATGCCTGGCGCAACTGTCAATGTTGGTAAAAAAGGGGTTAGAGCAACTGTCGGATTACCGGGCACAGGCTTATCTTATACTACACCTACCTTGCCCTATGATGATGGATACTCAGTTACCAATCCATTAAATCCAGCCCCTACAGAACCTCATTTGGGGTCTGGGTCATCTCCAGAAAACACACCATCGAACGCTAAAATATATATGCCTGTAGCTGGCATGAATGAAATATCCAGCGCTTCGGTAGAAGTCCTTACAAGTACCTCCCTTTTACCTTTACGAGATTTGATTGCTAAAGCACGAGAACAAAGAGCAGAGATAAAAGCAGATCTTCAAGAGGCTCTTGCCGAAGAATCAAAACAAAAAAGCGAGCTGGCTCGACGCAAATCAAGTCTATTCCGTTGGTTTTACAAACGACGCATCGCAGAACTTGAGACACTACTCCCCCTAACCCAAGCTGAGATATCTCGCCTAGTTTCATGGGAAGACAGCACAAAAATAGCCATAACATTCGAGAGCAGTGATGCTTCACAGCGCGCATATGCAGCGATGGTCCATGCATTTGATATGTTAAAATCGAGTGTCAAAAAATGGGATATTACTGCAGATAAAGCTACAGACCAGTTTGCTGAAAGAACATTAGCAACCCGGTCTGTTAATCGTCACCCAGTTACCTTTGATTTTAGTTCAACGGATCTCATTCAATTTACAGGGCGTGCGATGAGGTTTGAAAATGCAAATGGAGACGATATTTTGCTTTATCCTGGAGTTGCAGTCATACCACGAGCCGATGGAGCATTCGCTCTGATTGATTTACGCGAATTACAAATTAGTTCAGAATATCTAAGATTCCATGAGGAAGAAGGTGTTCCCAGTGACTCACGCATAGATGGTTATACATGGGCGAAAACGAATAAGAATGGCTCACCAGACCGTCGTTTTAAAGACAACTACCAAATCCCTATTTGCATTTATGGAAATATTACTTTCCATTCTCAAACAGGGGTAACTGAAGAATATATGGTATCAAATGCAGATGCCGCGCACGCCTTTGCTGAGGCAGTAAAACGCTATCAGATTTCACTCACAGAAACAGAAGCGTTGGTACAAGCCTAATTTATCGCCGATATGGGGACGAATCGTAGGTTAAAACCCCTCGAACAAAAAAACCTTAAGAACCAGACTATTATGGCTGGTTCTTATACGGAGGATTTGTTATTGTACAACTCTTCTATCTGGTATATTTACGGATAGAACTGTTCGGGCTACTCAATCCTTTTTAAGTACAAATGAACAGATAGAAATAGTTATATTGCAAGGAGCTATCATGCACACTGAGTATATATGGCGATATCTTGACATAGAGAAATTCTCTATGTTACTCGAACAAAATGCTTTATTTTTTTGCTCAGCAAAAAATTTTGAAGATCCGTTCGAAGGTGAATTTGCTTGGGGACATACTGGCTATAAAAAATTCATTGAGACACAGGAAAAACTATGCGCTACTCATGGTGCCGGCATGGACTTAGAGCCTTTCATGGCATTCAATTTAAAGACACTTAAGGAAATAAGCGAGAGGACATATATAAGTTGCTGGCATTGTAACGAACATGAATCTGAAGCTATGTGGAAGCTGTATTGTAAAAACCCCGCTAAAGGCGTTGTCATAAAATCAAAGAAAAAAACCTCCAAAGCCAACTTGAAAATAATAATCTAAACAAACTACAATTAAAACACGTAAAATACGTCAAAAATTTCTGGATAAAACAATACAATCCAGAATCAGATGTATTCTTTAACAAGAGACCATCTTTCGAACACGAAAAAGAGTTTAGAGCTATTTTTCAAGAGAATACCTTTAACACTCCACCTGTAAAGGGAAAACTAGTCCCTGTATCTCTTAATAATCTGTTGGAAGAAATAAGGATTTCACCTTTCGCAGATAAGGATTTCAAAAATGAAGTTTTACAAATTTCAAAAAAATATGGACTAGATCTAAAAGTCAAAAACTCTGAAATTGAAATGCATCCCATCATGCATGTTGAGGAAGAAATAATTGCAGAAGGCCCCAATTGGTATCAGTCAAAAATCAGGTTGGCAATACGTGATGCTTAATCTTATATTGAAGTTTTTTATGTCTCCTGCTGAAACTAGCTAAAATTTACCAAGCCGCAGCACGTTATTGCATACAACGTGTATGCGGCGTATCTCAAAACGATTACTCCATAACAGGGACAGCAGGCCACTCAATATCCGGTGCTACTGATGTATCAACACGGTTCAGCAACACCCGATACTTTTTCCAGGCTTCCAGCAACGAGTTTTCTTCCTCCGTTGCGATTTCCAGATCTACAGCATCCTGAAGTGGCGCAATATGCTCATTCGCTGCCTGCATCAGGCTGTTTTTTGTTTCTTCCGCCTCCCGGATCCGGAACAGTTTTTCTGCTTCTGCATCTTTCACCCAGGCTGTGCCGTTCCACTTCTGAAACTCCCCTTCCGGGGATAACCAGGTGACATTTTCCGGTAACGGACCGAGTTCAGAAATAAATAACGCGTCGCCGGAAGCCACGTCATAAACCGTTTTACCCCGATGATCTTCAACGAGATGCCACGATAACTCATCACTGTTGAAAACAGCCACGAAGCCAGCTGGAATATCTGGCGGTGCAATGTCGGTACTGTTTGCTGGCAGACCTGTATGAGGCGGAATATATGCATCACCTTCACCAATAAATTCATTAGTTCCGGACAGCAGATTATAAATTTTTATGGTCCGTGCTTGTTCACTCATTCTGAATGCCATTATGCAAGCCTCACAATATAGTTAAATGCGATGTTTTTGACGGTGTTTTCCGCGTTACCAGCAGCGTTAACGGTGATGGTGTGTCCATGTGAACCAATCGCAACCGAGTGCGTATGCGCACCAATACCTACAGTATGTGCGTGTGCACCTGCGCTTGCAGCAGTACCCGATACAGAGTGCGTATGAGCGCCTGCAGAAGAAGTGTTAACACTGTATTTAGAATAATCAGGTGATCCACTTCCCGGAGCACCACTGGAACCACCTGAAACAAATGTCATCGAATGGGTATGTGCACCGGCTGAAGCAGCCGTACCGCTAACACTATGGGTATGCGCACCAGTGTTATTCGTGGATTTAGTGCCGTAATCAAACGACGATGTGGTTTTCGTCCCCAAATCAGTACTGGATGCGCTGGCGCTGTGGGTATGCGATTTTATGCCGTCCTGTTCCTGAGACAATACGGCACGACCACTGGCGGGCTTGCCCTTAATCGTCCAGCCACGCATATCAGGGATCACGCCTGACGGATAAGCGGCTGCAAGTTTCGGGTAGGCAGATTTGTCAAAAGTCTGCCCCTGCATCAGGGCATAACCAGACGGAACGGTATCTGATGGCCACGGGATTGGTGCGCCGACTGGGTAGCTTTCTGGTGGAAGATTTTTCGAGGTATAAACTTCTGCCCAGTCTTCCTCAAAACCATAACCGTCTCTTGAAGAACGGTAGAACAGACCACCATTTCTGTAATGCGCCTTCATCTGCAAGGTCCGGCAACTTCCGACTCCGGTATAGAAGTTAACCAGAATATAGCTGTCGCCAGAGCGGGTGACCTTATAAGCGCCTGATTCGGCATTCCAGGGAACGCCCCCATCCGCATCGGCATATGTATCCGTTGCCCTTCTGGCAAAAGCAGCCACATGCGCGGCGGTTAAAGTGATATCAGTAGAACCATCAAATGGAACACCGGATATTTTTCTTGCAGTCTGAAGTTTTGTAGCAGTTGCAGCATTACCAGTGGTGTTCTGATTACCCGTAGTGTTTACACCTGGAAGGTTAATATTTGCAGAACCGTCGAAAACAACTCCACCGATAGATCTTGCCGTCTGCAATTTCGTGGCTGTACTTGCATTACCATTCAATGAACCAGTTAATCCACCTGTAACAGACAACGGACCTGAAACTGTTCCTCCGGTTGTTGGCAGTGCTCCAATATCTGATGGTGTAGGTTTCTGATGTGAGCTATACATCGTATAAACAACACCATAGGTAACGCTGGAAGGCTTACTCGCTGAATATGTTGGCGAGGTATAAACAGAAACTGACGCATTTGCAGTACAATCCCAATGGATATTTACACTCGTCGCATAATTGCCAATCTCAACGTAAATATCATATGTATCGCCGGATGTGTTGATCCAGGCGAAATTCGTTAATCCGACGGCTGTACGCTTCCACAAAGCCCCGGTAATTCCTTTGGGGTTTCCATTGCCTGCTCGTAGAACCAGTTCTGAAATGCCTGCCTGATGTGGGGAACCGACGTTGTAACCAGCGCCACCAATCAATGCGATGTAAACGATGGAACTCGCTTGTGGCATGGTAACCGTAGCCAGTTTGAACCACCCAGCCCCGCCAGAGAAAGACATCGTTACTGAATTTAAAGTACCAATATCTTTCGGCGTTAATGTTATATCCGCAGTCAGTGCTTTTCCGTTAACTTTTCGGTTAGATGGCACCCTGCTATTCGCATTGTCATTGGCTGCTTTAACTGCTTTTGGCGTTGCGGCCAGCGATTCACTGGTGCTATCAACAGCACTGCTAAGTTTCACAACACCTTTAGTTGTAAGGCTTGCGTCTTCCATCGCAACTGCACCGGCAATCTCTTCAGCACGATCAGCAGCAGCTTCCGCACGGGTCGCAGCGGATTCAGCAGTAGTTTTGCTCTGAGATGCTGCCGTCGCACTGCCTGCCGCCTCTGTTGCCTTCGTGGATGCCGTCGTGGCGCTGCTCTTCGCTGCTGACGCCTGTCTGGTCGCCTCATCTTTTGAAGCAGACGCAGATGATGCCGATGACGACGCCGAACTGGCTGACGATGCGGCAGCCGTTTTTGAGGATTCTGCGCTGGTTTCCGACGCTTTCGCGTTCGTTTCGGATGTCTTCGCTGCGGAAGCAGACCTCGCTGCTGCGCTGGCCTGTTCAGTGGCTTCGTCAGCCTTCGTTGTGGCTGTTGAAGCAGACGATGCGGCGCTTTCTGCCGATTTTCCGGCGGCGGTGGCACTGGCTGAGGCCTGCCCGGCACTTGTTGACGCTGCACTGGCAGACGACGCAGCCGCTGTTTTTGAGCCTGCCGCAGCCGAGGCGCTCTGTCCCGCTGCCGTTTCAGAAGACCTGGCGTTCGTCTCTGACGTTTTTGCCGCCTTCGCGGAATTTCCTGCCGCTGTTGCCGAGGAAGCTGCGTTACTGGCGCTCGAGGATGCGTTCGTTTCTGATGATTTTGCCGCCTCTTTTGAAGCCGCCGCATCCCGGGCTGAGGTGGCAGCTTCTGACGCTTTCGTAGTTGCGGTGGATGCAGAAGTGGCTGCTGATTGTTGTGACGCTGCAGCATTCGTTTCTGACGTTTTCGCGGCACTGGCACTGGTAGCTGCCGCGCTTTTTGAGGACTCTGCAGCGGCAGCACTTTTTGATGCTTCAGTAGCCTTTGTTGATGCCGTTCCTGCGCTGGAAGTCGCTGACTGAGCCGACGACGCGGCCTGTCCGGCTGACGTGCTGGCTGCGCGTGCTGAGCCTGCAGCATCAGTCGCATGGGTTGCCGCCTCACGGGCTGATGTGCTGGCATCACTGGCTGACTTCTTCGCGGCTGCCGTGTTCTGTGCCACCACGGACGCGTTACGCGCCACCTCTTCCACCATCAGCTCAAAACGGCGCAGTGCCTCCGGACGGGCATCATCCTCCGTCATGGCACCGAGAAAATCATTCAGCGTACCGGGTCGGGAATCTTCATACACTGTGATGGTCCCGGCATGTGACGGCGGGAATCCTTCCACCAACAGAATAACGCTGTACTGACCGTACTCAACGTCCATACTGTAACGCCCGGCTTCATCCGGATTTTCAGATGCCAGCGTGTTCACCACCACCGTGGTACTGTTACGTTTTGCTTTCAGCTGGATTGTGCAGTTCTGTACCGGTTTTCCTGTGCCGTCTTTCAGTACACCTGAAATTTTTACTGCCATATTCACCCCACAAAAAAGCCCGCCTGAACCGGCGGGCTGTCATAACACTGTGTTACCTGGCTAATCAGAATTTATAACCAACACCCACGATGAACCCGTCAGTGCGCCAGTCACCACTGCCGGAGCCTTCATAAGCGACATCAATGGCCACGGATTCGGTCGGGTTAAACTGCACGCCAGCTCCCCACGCCAGAGACGTGTTGCTGTGGCGACCGTCATCACTTCCGGTCAGCACATCGTGCTTTTTCCCCTTGTTGTCAGTTACGCGGAGATAATCCCCGGAGAAAGTCGACACACGGCTGTAAGCCACACCCGCCATCGCATACGCGCTGAACCATTCATTCACGCGCACAGACGGCCCCGCCATTACGCTGAACCAGCGGTTACGAACGGAATCTTCATGCCAGCGGGTATCGCTGTAACGGGTAATCTGGCGATTCTTGTCTCCTGCATAGCTGAACGACGTCACCATCCCCAGTGTGTCCGTAAACTCATAACGGTATTTCACGTTAATCCCGTTCAGATCATCACTGCCGGGAACGTTCGTCCGGGCATGAAGATACCCCGCGCTCAGCGTGGACTGATGTTCAGACGCCCATGCAGGCGCACCGGATACGGCCAGACAAATGGCTGCGGACAAAATGGCGGCATAAAGTTTACGCATAATTACCTCTCGCTTTTCTGCAATAAAAAAGGCGTCATTTCTGACGCCCGTTCTGGGTTATAAAATTCAGCTGATACTGATACCTGCTGTGGATTTTTTCATCACCACAACCAGCAGATCGCTGATACTGGTTGTTGGTGTCCAGTTATTCGCTCCTGATGAAGATACGGTGAATGTCAGTGTCAGCGTCCCCTGTCCGGCAGGCATATCTATAACTGAGGAAAATACGCCCTGAGCATCCGTCGTGGACTGATTAAAAATCTCCTGACCATTGCGGGTCACTCTTAACCGGCAGGTTGAATACCAGTATGACTGTTGGTTATTACTGTTGAAATTCTCATGCTTACCACCGCGGAATAACACTGGCGGTATCATGACCTGCCGGTCAAATTTCTGATCATCACTGATTCTTACCGTGATGGTGCCACTGGCATAACTGTTCGTGCGGGGGAAAGACTTGCTGACCGTTTTGACAATATCGCCTTCAATCTGATTGGCTGACAGTTTTCCCTTAATCTGACAGTTTTCATTAATCGTGACATTGTTGAGCGTCCCTGAATTTGCATTCACATTACCGCTGATATCCGCATTTTTAGCAGTCAGCTTTCCGTCTGGTGTCAGGGAAAATGCCGGCGGATTTCCACCGCTGGTAATGGTGGGAGCCGTCAGGCGTTTCAGGAACACGTCATTCATGAATATCTGGTTGCCCTGCGCCACAAACATCGGCGTTTCATTCCCGTTTGCCGGGTCAATAAACGCGATACGGTTAGCGGCAACCAGAAACTGGCTCAGCTTGCCTTCCTCCGTGTCCTCCATGCTGAGGCCAATACCCGCGACATAATGTTTGCCGTCTTTGGTCTGCTCAATTTTGACGCCCCACATCGCATTCCATTTATCGTTAGCGTCCTTCCACTCTTTCGAAAACTCATCCAGTCTGCTGGCGTTATCCTCCGTCAGATCAACTTTTTCCAGCAGCTCTTTACCGAGATGGGATTCGGTTATCTTGCCTTTGAAAAAATCCAGGTAACCTTCCGCATCATCGCTCGCCCGACCGACGGCCTCCACGAATGCCGATTTGCCAACGGTGTTCACACTGCGGATATAAAAGTAATAATCATGGCCCGGTTTGATATTGATACTGGCGGCTATCCAGTACATCCCCGTGCCAAGATAGCGCGCGCTGGTTTCAACCTGCCTGATATCCGCAATCCGCTTTTCCGAGAACCAGAACTCAAACTGTACCGTCGGATCATAAACCGCAAGATGCGGCGTGGCGGTTATCTGAAAATACCCCGGTGTCAGCTCAATCTGCGACGGCGCTGCCGGTGCGGCAATCCGGAACGATACCGACGCCGGATCGCCCTGCTGCCCCCACGCATTTACTGCCCGGACTGTCAGCCTGTAGTTCCCCAGAGCCAGTTGTGTGAAGCGGTAAGTGGTTTCCGTCGTCCGGGCCGTGCTGACCAGCCGCTCACGGCCGTCATCCGCTGCCACGGTCAGGCGAAGCAGGAAGCTCACGCCCTTCACCACCTTCGGCGTGTCCCAGCGGGCCAGCACCTGATACTCCCCGCTGTCTGCGGTGACTTCTGCGGTCAGGTGCTGCACCGCTGGCGGCGTGACACCATTTACCGTGCCGCTCTGGTCGCCGTCAAAGTGCGCCCCGTTATCCACGATGGCCTCTTTTTCCGGTACATGCTGCACGGCGGTGATGGCATACGTGCCGTCGTCGTTCTCACGGATACTCACGCAGCGGAACAGGCGCTGGCGCAACGTCGGCAGCTTCAGCCCCCATACGCTGTATTCAGCAACGCCGTCAGGAACACGGCTCACTTTCACCTTCACGCCGTCGGTGACGGACTGGACCTCCACGCTGACCGGATTGCCACTTCCGTCAACCAGGCTTATCAGCATGGTACCGGAGGATGGCAGCGTGATTTCACGGTCGAGCGTCAGCGTCCGGGTCTGGCTGTTCACCGCCAGCACGCGCCCGCCGGTGCGGATACCGGCATAGTCATCATCGCAGATTTCAATGACATCGCCCGGTACATGGCGAAGCCCTTCAGCACCCACGCTGAAATCCACGGTCTGCGTCTCCAGCAGTTCCGTTTTAATCAGCCACAGCCCGGCGCGGTGTGCCTGCCCCCGGCTGGTACAGCCAAAGGCATCCATCTTCGTGACGTTACGACCGTAACGGACAATGGCCTGCGTATCCTCCACAAGCTCTGTCGCCGTCTCCCAGCCGTTATTCGGGTCAATCCAGTTCACCTCAACGGCATTATGACGGTCCTTCAGGACGCTGAAGCTGTAGCGGAACGGCGCGCCATCATCCGGCATCACCACATTACTGCGGTTATAGGTCCACACCTTATCCGACGGTCGGTCCTGCACGAACGTCAGCGTCTGCCCGTTCCATACCGGCATACAGCGCATCGCAGAGCAGAAATCACTGAGCACATCCCACGCCTTGCGCTGTGTGGTCAGGTACGCATTACAGGTGATGCGCGGCTCCGTGCCGCCAAAACCGTCCGGCACCGACTGGTCGCAACACTGGCCGATGACATACAGCGCCCATTTATCCACATCCGCCGCACCAAGACGTTTCCCCATGCCGTAGCGCGGGTGGGTCAGCATATCCCACAGACACCAGGCCATGTTGTTGCTGTATGCTGGCTTAAACGTTCCGTCCCAGATACCGCTGTATTGCCGCGTCTGCGGGTTATAGTTCGACGGCACCTGCAGAATTCGCCCGCGAAGATGATAATTACGGCTCACCTGCTGGCTGCCGAACTGCTCCGAATCCACCTGTACGCCGACCAGTGCCGTGTTCGGGTAGCACTGTTTCACATCGATGATTTCGGTGTATGACGACCAGAGCGTTTTGTTCTGCAGCTGGTCTGTGGTGCTGTCCGGCGTCATCCTGCGCATCCGGATATTGAACGGGCGCGGCGGCAGGTTACCCACCACCACCGAGGCCAGATACTGTGAGGTGGTTTTGCCTTTAATGGTGATGTCTTTTTCCGTCACCCAGCCACCGTTACGTTGTATCTGAACCAGCAGGCGGACTTCCGACGGATTCCTGTCCCCCTTTGAGGTGGTTTCCACCAGTGCCTGCACACCGAAGGTAAAACGCAGTCGGTCAATGTTTGCCGACGTGATGGTCCGGGTGATCGGCGTGTCGTATTTCACTTCCGTACCCAGCACCGTCTCGGAGCCGGAGGATTCAAATCCCTCCGGCGGAGTCTGCTCCTGCTCACCAGCCCGGAACACCACCGTGACACCGGAGATATTGGTATTCCCCTCACTGTCCAGCACTGGCGTACTGTTCAGCAGCACGCTTTTTAACCCATTCACCGGACCTTCAACCGGCCCTTCGCTGATGGCATCGATCACACTCAGCAGCTGCGTGGACTTCAGGTTGTCCCTCGCTTCGCGCGGGGTATGCCCCTTACTGCTTCCTTTACCCATTCCTCACACTCCATAAACAACAAAGCCGCCCAAAAGGCGGCTCATGAGTTACGGCAGGATTAACTATTATTTACATGCATTAACACTATCAGCAAAAATTTTTGGCGTTAATGCTGGTACACGTTCATAAAGAGTAAAACTACTGCCATTTCCTGCTTTTTTGATATCAAGCACAACATCATATCCCCCCATAGCCTGTGGAACTAAAAGGCTTACCCCATTCTCAATAGGAAGGGATGTTATAGGTGTTCCATTACCAGCCCATTGTCTGGATATGCAGCCTGACAATTCATCAATATTTTTTAATGAATTACCTTCCATTACAGGTTTTCCGGATTTTACGTAATCCAAAGATTTACATCCTGTTAAGGCAATAATCGTGCAGAATAAAATCGTTTTGTTCATATAGCTAACCAATAGAATAATTATCAGTGTTCGATATAAATATTAAATCAGTTAGAACATGAGTAAATAATATTACCGCCCAATTACCACAACCTGACCACCATCCCCTTCATCTGCCGTGCTGATCTCCTGAGATGCCACACGTGACCCCACGCGCATTTCACCGTACAGAACAGGCAGGACATTGCCCTGGGCAACCATGTTATCCAGTGAGGAGAAATAGGTGTTCTGTTTGCCGTTATCCGTTGTCTGTGTACGGGGAGTTCTGGCTTTCGGTGCCAGCATCTGCGCCACACCACCAAGCGTCATCGCCGCACCCATTGAAAAGAGAATGTCACTGAAAGCGATACTGATCCCCGGCATCCAGATTGCCGTAGCAATCAACGCCGCACCCAGCACCGCCTGAAACACACCGCCACTTTTTGCTCCCGCAAGACGCGGCACGATGTGGATCACGGCACCATTTGCCAGCGGCTCATTAAGACGGGATGATAATTCGGTTTCTCCTGCATCCCGCCCGGCAATCCGTACCTGATACCAGCCATCGCTCAGTTTCTGACGAAACGCCGGGAGCTGTGTGGCCAGTGCCCGGATGGCTTCAGCCCCCGTTTT